AGGGGCCTGAACACGCTCATCTCTGGAAGTACATTGAAGAACATGGTGTTCAAGAACCCCATTGACAAGAACAATGGGCTTGACGTATACGAATATCCCAAAGAAGACCACTTGTATATGATGACGGTCGATGTGTCGCTCGGAGAGGATCTTGATTATTCTGCATTCTCTGTCATTGATGCCACAGAATTTCCATACAGACAGGTTGCCAAGTATCGCAATGCCTCCATTACTCCCTTGATATACCCCAATGTCATTGCATCGGTGGCCGAGAAATACAATGAGGCATATGTCCTTGTTGAAGTCAATGGCATTGGAAAACAGGTTGCCGATATTCTCCATAATGAAATTGAATACGAAAATATTGTGATGATTTCCACTCGCGGAAGGGCAGGGCAGGTATTTGATTCTGGTTTTGGAAAAGGAACAACCGACTTGGGCCTCACCATGTCAAAGAAGGTCAAACAAATCGGATGTTCCATGCTCAAGAGTCTGCTCGAAGAGAATAAATTGATCGTGAATGACTTTGACACCATTGCAGAATTGAGTTCGTTTGTTGCAAAGGCAGGATCATATGAAGCCGATGCAGGAAATCATGATGACCTTGTGATGACTCTTTTGTTGTTTGCATGGCTGACATCACAGCCACACTTCAAGGACATTACAGACAATGACATCCGAAAACATCTCTTGGAAGAAAAAATGAGGCTATTGGAAGAAGATATTTTACCTTTTGGGTTTGTAGATGTCGGAATGGAAGAGCAGACATTTACGGATGGAGACGGGCAGGTTTGGTTTCATGTAAATGATTGAATGAAAAACTCCTTTTTTATAAATATTCAAGAATTAGTTTATGGGCATATGAGCTTGCCATATCCTCAAAGGAGAAAATAACATGCCATTTCAAGTTTCCCCCGGTGTAAATGTATCTGAAATTGACTTGACGACCGTCATCCCCGCAGTCTCGACTGCCATCGGTGCATTTGCAGGACGGTTCACATGGGGCCCAATGGAAACCGTCACTCTGATTAATTCAGAAGACACCCTTGTTTCTATGTTTGGAAAGCCCGACTCAAATTCTGCTGTTGATTTTTTTAGTGCCGCAAACTTTTTGGCATATTCAAATGCCCTGCGAGTCGTTCGTTGTGGAAGCACCGCTTTATACAATGCCCACGAAAATTATCACTCGGGCGGAATTCAGATTAAAAACGACGAATCCTTTGATTCGAGCCCGCCAGGAGGCAATACCTTTTTTGCCAAGTATCCAGGGCAAATTGGAAATCAACTGACTGTCGAACTCTGTGACCATGCCGGAACTGTTGGTGGAGTAAACGGATTTAATAATTGGTGGCCCAACACATACTTCACGGATTCGCCGAACACATCGAATTGGGCGAGTGCAAGAAGTTCTTCGCTTGACGAACTGCACATTGCAATCATCGACTCCCCTCTTGGGCATTTTTCGGGTGTTGCAAATGGCGTGCTAGAAATCTATCCATTTCTTTCAAAGGCGTCCGACGCAAAGGACAATGCCGGAGACAATATTTACTTCAAGACGGTAATCAATAACAAGTCCAAGTATATTCGAGTTGCATCGCCAACTGCGGTAACCGAAGCCACTTATGGAACGCCTGCGGCAGACGGCACTACGTTTGGAAATACTGCCCACGGAAGACTCTCCCTGGCGCTTGGTGGCGGGTCAGACGGCCCGAAGGCCTTCGGGTCCGCAGACCTGATACGAGGATATGAACTTTTTGAAGATTCAGACCAAGAAGATGTATCATTGCTCATTTGCGGTCAGGGCGGCGCATCAGTTTCTGATGGAACCAACCAAGAAACTGTAATCAAAAAGGTAATTGATATTGCAACCACTCGTAAGGATGCTGTTGCGTTTTATTCTCCACTTAAATCTGATGTTGTGGACGTAGCAACCAATTCGGCTAGATTGGAAGCAATCATTAATAAAACCACTGGATTTAAGTCTATAAAAATCAATAAAAATACATCATATGCATTCTGCGATAGTGGATGGAAGTATCAGTATGACAAGTACAACGACATCTATCGTTGGACCCCTCTGAATGGTGACATTGCCGGGCTGACTGCACGGACGGACAACACAAGAGATACATGGTGGAGTCCTGCCGGATACAATCGTGGTCAAATCAAGAACGTTGTCAAGTTGGCATACAATCCTTCAAAGGCAGACCGAGACGAACTATACAAGAATGGGGTGAACCCTGTGGTGACATTCCCAGGTCAGGGAACACTCCTGTATGGCGATAAGACCTCTCAGAGTAAGCCAAGTGCCTTTGATCGAATCAATGTCCGACGACTATTTATTCTGTTGGAAAAATCAATCTCGACTGCTGCCAAGTTCTCACTCTTTGAATTCAATGACGAGTTCACTCGGGCCCAATTCCGAAATATGGTTGAACCATTCCTTCGGGATGTCAAGGGTCGGAGGGGCATTAATGAGTTCAAGGTTGTGTGTGATGACACGAACAATCCAGGGAGCGTCATTGATAGAAATGAATTTGTTGGTGATATTTACATCAAACCTGCTCGCTCAATCAACTTCATTCAGTTGAACTTTATTGCCGTCAAGACTGGGGTTGATTTCTCAGAAGTTGTAGGCAAATTCTAAGGATTAGAGCATAAATAGAATTAGGATACATATCAAGGAGAGCAAATAATGCCTTTTTCAATTAATAATTTCAGAGCCGAGCTTGTTGGCCAGGGCGCACGCCCCAATCTATATGAGGTCACGATTCCTTTTCCGGGTGCAGTAAATCCCGGCGAAGCGGGTCAGAAGATGACTTTCATGTGCAAGGGTGCCCAGATTCCCGGAGCAGACATTGGGCTTGTCGAGGTTCCCTACTTTGGGCGGAACATTAAGTTGGCAGGCAATCGAACGTTTGCCGAGTGGACAACGACCGTCATCAACGACGAAGACTTTGCCATTCATGCCGGGCTTGTCAATTGGATGAATGGCATTCAGGGTCACGGCGAGAATCTAAGGACTGTTTCTGGAAACGACTATCAGGTGGATGCACAGGTGACGCACTACAAGAAAGAGGGCGAAGTTGCCAAACAAATTACCATGATTAATTGTTGGCCTTCCTCGGTTGCCGCCATTGAATTGGGATGGGATCAAAATGATGCAGTCGAAGAGTTTGCCGTCACATGGCAGTATGACTACTGGCAGATTGCAGACGACAAGACACAGACAACCTAAAACCTATCCGGCAGGGGAACATATATACACATATAGGTATTATATATTAATCCACCCTGCTGGAGAGGCTACATTTTATGGCAATTAAATTATTAGGTTTCACAATTGGAAGAGACAACGAAAATGTTCCCGAAGAACGTCTTCAGTCATTTTCTCTTCCAGAAAATCTTGATGCTGCATTAACGGTGGAGGCACCCACCGTGACTGGTGGTGTCTATGGAACTTATCTTGATCTTGAAGGTTCTGTCAAGGATGAAATTGAATTAATTACCCGTTACCGTGAAATGGCCATGAATCCAGAAGTTGAACTTGCCATTGACGACATCATTAACGAGTCTGTCATTACCGAGCAAGGAAAGTCTCCGGTTGCAATTTCTCTTGGCAATGTTGATATTCCCGACTCAATCAAAAACAAAATTTCAGAAGAATTTGGTGAAGTTTTAAGATTGCTGTTGTTTCAGGACTATGCATATGACATATTCAAAAAGTGGTATGTCGATGGTCGGCTATATTATCATGTAATGATTGATGCAAAAAATCCAAGAGATGGAATACAAGAGCTTCGCCCAATTGACCCACGACAAGTCAAAAAGGTTCGTGAGGTTGCAGGAAAGAAATCACAAAACAATACATTAATTTCTTTGCCACAGAATGTGACAGAATATTATTTATATTATCCCGGCGGAATTGCACCAAGAGTAGGGTATAGCAGCAGTAGTGACCAGACTGGCCTGAAGATTGCAAAGGACAGTATTTCCCATGTTCATTCTGGTATACTTGATCCCACAAAGAAAATGATTCTTGGCAATCTTCACAAGGCAATCAAGCCTATGAATCAACTCAAGATGCTTGAGGATGCAACAGTCATCTATCGCCTTGCACGGGCCCCAGAAAGACGTATTTTTTATGTTGACGTAGGAAACCTTCCAAAGATAAAGGCAGAACAATATCTTTCGAGCATCATGTCCAAATTCAAGAACAAGGTTGTATATGATACTGCCACCGGAGAGGTGCGCGATGACCGCAAGCACATGTCCATGCTTGAAGACTACTGGCTTCCTCGCCGTGAAGGCGGCCGTGGTACGGAAATCACGACACTTCCCGGTGGTACTAATCTCGGAGAAATTGAAGATGTTATCTATTTTAAAAAGAAACTCTATAAGGCATTGGGTGTTCCTGTCTCAAGGCTTGAGCCGGAAGGGTCGTTCTCGTTGGGCCGGGCAACAGAAATCACCCGAGACGAGGTAAAGTTTGGTAAATATGTCAATCGCCTTCGGCATAGGTTTTCTACTTTGTTTGATGATATACTCGGAAAACAATTACAACTCAAAGGAATTCTTTCGGCGCAAGATTGGGACACCATCAAATCTTTGGTTGAATATAATTTCAGACAAGATTCACATTTTTCTGAATTGAAGCACACTGAAATCATGCGGGAACGAATGGAAATTGCACAGACAATGGATGAATATATTGGAAAATATTATTCACAAAAATGGTTGCGTAAGAATGTATTATCGCAAACTGAAGAGGAAATCGCTCAGATAGATAACGAAATTGCAGACGAAGTTGAGGATGGAACTATTGATTTGGATGAACCTTCTGATGGTGATGGTGACAACAATCGCGAAGAAAATAATAAACCCAACAACCCTTCACCTGAAAACAAAAGTCAACAAGAAGAGAAAATTTTAACAAAGAATCGAGTAAAGACAATTAAATTAGTAAATGCCAAACAAAGAAAACTCCATGAAGATATTACTTGATATAAATATAATAAAGGGAGAAATTTATTATGAAAGAAACAATTAGGGCAGCAATCAAGGATGCTCTGGGCGAGAAGCCTTCCGAAATGGCAGACAAAATTAACTCTGTGTTATTTTCCAAGGTTTCTGATGCATTCAAGACAAAGAAAATGGAAATTTCAAATCGTTGGCTAAACGATATTGAATCTTCTCAAGAAGACGACAACAACAACGACGAGGCAGGGCAATGAAACTAATTACCGAAATCATGGCAGATGGAGATGTTGAATTCATCACGGAAGAGAATGCCAAAGGCGAAAAGAGTCACTATATCAAGGGCGTTTTCATGCAGGCTGAACAAAAGAATCGCAACGGTCGCATCTATCCCAAGGAAGTCCTGAACAAAGAGGTCTACAAGTATATTGGAAACTATGTTGACCAGAACAGGGCATTCGGAGAACTTGGCCATCCCGATGGTCCGGTAGTCAACCTTGAACGTGTTTCTCATATGATAAAGGAACTCAAGGAAGACGGAAACAATTGGATTGGCAAGGCAAAGATTATGGACACCCCGTATGGCAAGATTGTCAAGAATCTCATCGACGAGGGTGCCAAGCTGGGAGTTTCTTCACGCGGAATGGGTTCGTTAAAGAATCAACGAGGAACCAATGTCGTGCAGGATGATTTCTATCTTGCGACTGCCGCAGATATTGTTGCAGACCCTTCTGCCCCAGAGGCATTTGTCGAAGGTATCATGGAAGGCAAAGAATGGGTCTGGGATAATGGGATAATTAAAGAGAGAGAAATAGAGAAATATAAGAGACAAATCAATGAAACGGCAAAGAGAAAAGACATGGAAGAGCAGAAGTTAAGAATATTCAAATCGTTCTTGTCAAAATTGTAGGAGTTATAAATAACTAAGAATAACCTTTGGATTCTTCCATTCTTTCTAAGGAGATGGATATAATGGCTACCGAATATTTAAGTACCGCAGAAATCTCAATTGATGAAGAAATTGACCAGATTGCAAATGATATTGCAAATGAGATTGAATACGAATTGGCAGAAGATTCTACCGAATCTCCAGACAAGCCTGGAAGTGGGGCCACTGGTTCTGCTCCCGAGAGTGGCAAGGTGACAAAGGCCGCCACGCCCAAGGGCAAGAAGCTGACCAAGAAGAAGGTCAAGTCTGGCGCAGAAGCCAAGGGCGAAGGAGATGACCCGTCTGAAATTGAAGTTTATGAAGCAGCCGATGAGGATGACGAAGAAGAGAATGGCAAGAAGAAGGGCAAGAAGAAGGGCAAGAATCCCTTTGCAAAGGATGACGATGACGAGGATGATGATGATGTAGAAGAGCAAGTCATTCCAGAAACCAAACAAGAAATAATTCGTGCCGTCTTTGAAACAATGAAGGACACGGATGCAGAAAAACTTGCTGGTGCATATTCCAAGCTCATGAGCGACCTCCTTGGAGAGTCTGCTTCTGATGAGGATGATGATGATTCAATTGAGATTCCCCTTTCTGTTGAGCGCACGGTCATCACCAGCGATGATATTGACATTTCAGAAGACCTTACTGCAATTTTTGGAGAGAACGACCTCTCAGAAGAATTCAAGACACAGGTTCAAACAGTTTTTGAAGCTGCCGTGGTCGCAAAGATCAATTCTGAACTTGAAGAAATGGAAGCCTCGTTTGGGGCCAAGTTGCAAGAGTCGGAGGCATCCATCCTTTCTACAATCACCGACAAGGTAGACAATTACCTTTCGTATGTAATAGAAGAGTGGGTCAAGGACAACGAGCTTGCAATCGAGCGTGGAATCAAGTCGGAAATTACCGAAGAATTTATTGGTGGACTCAAGCAACTGTTTGAAGATCATTATATTGACATTCCAGAAGAGAAGGTTGATGTAGTAGACAGTCTTGCCAGCCGAGTTGACCAATTGGAGAGCGAACTCAACGAAAATGTTGAGAAAAATATAGACCTCTTTTCCAAGGTTAAGGGGTTTCAGAAAGATGAAATCCTGACCAATCTCTCTGATGAGTTGACCGACATCGAATCAGAGAAGATGAAGGGCCTTGCAGAAGGCGTGAACTTTGAAGACGTAGACCAATATGAGACTGCCCTTGAGACAATCAAAGAGAACTATTTCCCAAGGACGGTTCGCGGCAAGACAATCCCACTTGATGAAGAGTTTGAAGTTTCGGAAAATGGTCTTGCAGGCACCGAAGAGGCACCACACAATTCTTCGATGGCTGCATATGTAAGTACGCTTGGAAGAACTGTTGTTGAAAATCAATAATTTATAAATAAACATTAGGATACTGTTGAAGAGATTATCTAATTCAACGAATTTTTAAGGAGTAAACACATGTTGAATGAACAGCTAGTTAACAAATGGCAACCAGTTCTTGACCATACGGATCTTCCTGAGATCAAGAATCATTACCGAAAGGTTGTCACGGCACACATGCTTGAGCAGCAAGAGATTTCTCTTCAAGAACAGGCATCAATAACAGGAGCGGGTTCGACAAGTCTTCTTGGAGAATCTCTTGCGCCGGAAGTAATTTCGGGCAATGCCGCCAAGTTTGATCCTGTTCTTATCAGCCTTGTGAGACGAACTGCTCCTAACCTCATTGCATTTGATGTTATGGGTGTTCAGCCAATGTCGGGCCCAACGGGTCTGATTTTTGCACTTCGCCCAACATATGGCAAAGACCAAACGGGCGGGGCAGTTGCTACAACAAATGCATTCTACTCCGAGGCAAATACTGCTTATTCTGCTGGTCGTGGAGTCGGTCTTCTTCCTGTAGGCGCATCCGGCGCAGCCAATCAGATGTTCAATGCAGTCGCATCGGAAGCCGTTGCAATCAACAAGGGTGCATTTACAGCAACTGCCGAAGGATGGGGCCAATCCGCAACCAATCAGATTCCTTCCATGTCATTCCAGATTGACAAGGCTCAGGTTACTGCCGTTACTCGGGCCCTCAAGGCAGAGTATTCGGTAGAACTGGCACAGGACTTGAAGGCAATTCATGGTCTTGATGCCGAGACTGAGCTTGCAAACATTCTCACGACTGAGATCAATGCAGAAATCAATCGTGAAATTGTTCGCTCAATCTACATGAGTTCTACTGGCGTTGATGCCATTGATGCCCGAGGGTCTGCACCTTCTGGTAACAATGCAGCAGGGCTTGGTTCATTGGACGGTCGCTGGCTCGTAGAGCGATTCAAGTCTCTTGTCTACAAGATTGAGACGGAAGCCAATGCCATTGCAAAGAACACTCGTCGAGGGAAGGGTAACTTCATTCTCTGTTCGAGTGATATTGCCTCTGCTCTTGCAACTGCTGGTGTTCTTGACCCATCTGCCGCACTCACGGTAGATGATACTGGAAGCACATTCGCCGGAACCATTGGTGCAGGACTCAAGGTCTACATTGACCCCTACTCCTTCTCCGGGGACGACTTTGTGTGTGTTGGATACAAGGGAACATCGCCATATGATGCAGGGATGTTCTACTGCCCATACGTTCCCCTCCAGATGGTCCGTGCAATTGGTGAGGAAACATTCCAGCCCAAGATTGGATTCAAGACCCGCTACGGTGTTGGTGTGAATCCATTTGCAACGGATACTGGAAGTTCAGAAGTGTCGGTCGGTCAGAACAACAGATACTACAGAGCCTTCGGAGTCAATAATCTGGCTGGCTAGTAATCCGTAGTAGCATCATAATCGAAAAGAAATCGAGGGGTGTCTTTCATAGAGACACTCCTCGTTTCTTTTCGGCCGCCCGACGCCTAAATACATAATAGGAGGCACCGCATAGTAGCATGGCAAAATCATTCAATTCACCAGACAACATCAACTACCTATCTCCTGTAGGATTTCGATTTTATATCGAAGTGCTTCCGACCACCAATTGGTTTCTGACTTCTGTAAACCTCCCTGGACTTACTCTTGGCGAGGCCCCCCAGCCCACCCCATTTCTTCAGACGGCTGTCCCTGGAGAAACCCTTGTTTTTGATCCATTGAACATTCAGTTCCTTGTGGACGAAGACCTTCAGAATTGGAGGGAACTCTATGACTGGATGGCAGGCCTGGGGTTCCCCCATGACTATTCAGAATATGCCTCCCAGAAGGAAAAGCACATTTATTCGGATGCAACGCTCACCATCCTGAATTCAAATATGAACCCCAATTATCAAATTATATTTAAAGACCTATTTCCAACTAATTTATCAGAAGTTTTATTTGATTCGGCATCTGCCGATATTGAAGGGATCAAGGCATCTGCAACCTTCAGGTATCTGACGTATACCTACGAAAAAATTTGATTTTAGGCCTTGACCTTGGTTGTTTGGTGATTATACTATGGCCCAGGATGTGAGAAACCCCCAACTCGGCAACGGGTGTGTCGAATTAAACTGAAGTTTAACATACAATAGCAATTCACTTATATTATATTGAAAATGAAAGGTATATTTAAAACATGACAACTATTGAAGAAGACAAGGAATTTACGATAGAGATGATTCACGAATTATGGGATGTGGACTCCAAGATTGACGATTTGGAGCTTGACCTTGAAAGCCTCAAGATTCCCCAACTGCATTCCAAGTACATGAAGATCATGAACGACGAGAATCGTATCCTCAACCGAATGATGTTCACCCACAAGATGCTAGAGAAGGACAAGTTTGAATACTACTCTGGCAAAATGTGTCAAGAAGACCTTGATGAGAGAAATTGGCAACCGCTGGCTCTCAAAATCCTCAAGGGAGATGTTGCAAAGTATGTGGATGGCGACCCGAACATTGTTCAGAACTTGGTCATGATTGGCGACCAGCGAGAAAAAGTGGGCCTGCTGAGTTCTATTATAGGGTCTGTCAACAATCGAAGCTTTACGATTTCCAATGCAATCAAGTGGAAGCAATTCACCAACGGAATCAACGGATAGAGAATCATCAATACCAGTATGATGGATACCATTAAAATCCAGAAGTTGAATGAAGTCTATCTTCGTGTCCGTTCCGACGAACGCTCCGTCCTCCGTGAATTGTCAGACCATTTCACATTTGAAGTGCCGGGTTATCGGTTCATGCCTACCTATAAGCACGGTGTGTGGGATGGAAAAATTCGTCTTTTTAACATACAGGACGGAACCATCTATGCGGGGCTGGTGTCTTATATAACAGAGTTTGCAAGGGAACATGGCTATGTCATAGAGCATGAAGAGGGGCCCGATGCTGCCGACGAGAACTTTTCAGTAAACGAGGCAGTACAATTCATTGAGACATTGGGGCTTCCGCCCAAGTTCACCCCAAGAAACTATCAAGTGGATGCCTTTGTGGCGGCAGTCCGAAAGCGAAGGATGCTTCTGCTTTCTCCTACAGGTTCCGGCAAGAGTCTCATCATCTATATGCTCACACGGTTCTATTTGAATATGATTATTGAAGATAAGAAGGCATTGATTATTGTTCCGACCACATCGCTGGTTGCACAGATGACACAGGACTTTGCCGACTATGGCATTCCCTCGGACATTGGCATTCACCAAATCATGTCGGGCAAGTCAAAGGAAACCGAATGCCCTATCGTGATTTCAACATGGCAGTCGTTGTTTCGTCTTCGCAAGGATTATTTTGAGCAGTTCGGAATGGTGGTGGTCGATGAGTGTCATGGGGTAAAGGCCAAATCACTCATGGGTATCATGACAAAGACACCCAATGTCAAATATCGTTTCGGCACGACAGGAACTCTGGATGGGATGCAGACAAACAAGTTGGTCATTGAGGGGCTATTGGGTCCAGTCCGAAGGGTCATTGGAACCAAGAAACTCATTGACGAAAAGGTGCTTTCGGATTTTGTCGTCAAGGCAATTGTGCTAAAGCATGAAGAGAAGGTATCATCCAAACTGAAATACCAAGAAGAACTTGATTATATTGTAGGGAGTGATTCGCGCAACAGGTTCATCAAGAATTTGGTTCTGAGTCTTGAAGGAAACACGCTCGTCTTGTTCAACTACATAGAGAAGCATGGAGTCCCATTGTTCGACATGATACAGAAGGGAGACAAGAAGAAAAAGGTCTTTTTTGTACATGGAGGAACGAAAGTCGATGACCGAGAGGCAGTCCGTTCACAGGTAGAACTGGAAGAAAATGCAATTATCATTGCGTCCGTGGGTGTCTATTCTACGGGCATCAACATCAAACGACTCAACAATGTGGTCTTTGTTCATCCCGGCAAGTCGCGCATCAGAACATTGCAGAGCATTGGTCGAGCATTGCGGCGAGTGGGGGAGGACGAAGACGAACAGGCAGTCCTGTATGATATTGTGGATGACCTTTCGTGTGGCCGAAAGACAAGGAACTTTGCCCTCAAGCACTATCAAGAGAGATTTGAAATCTACAAGTCAGAAAAATTCAAGGTCAAATCCTATAACGTAAAATTACCACAGGCAAAGGAGTGAGAAACCGCCCATGAGTAGAAAACAACCAGAACATTATGTGGATAATAAGGAATTTCTTAGATATATGATGGCATTCAAAGAGGAGACAAAGATAGCCAGAGAGGATGGCGATCCCGACCCGAGAGTTCCCGATGATATTGGAAAGATTTTTATGAGTATTGCAAACAGGCTTTCGTATAAATCAAATTTCATTAACTATGCCTTCCGCGAAGATATGATTTCAGATGGTATTGAGAACTGTATTCAATATATACACAACTTCAATCCAGAGAAGTCCAAGAACCCATTTGCATATTTTACTCAGATTATTTATTATGCATTTTTGAGAAGGATACAAAAAGAAAAGAAGCAGCTTTATGTCAAGTATAAATCGTTAGAAAATTCTCAGATAATGGACAATTTAAACGAAGCCTCGGCAACGGGCCCCAGCAACAGTAGTCTGCTAAGTCAAGAACAAACCAACATATCCAGTATTGGATTTGCAAAACTATATGACAACATGAGTGAGTTCATTGGAACCTTTGAAGATTCCATACAAAAGAAAAAAGATATAAAGAACAAAAAAAGAACACAAACAGATGGCGTTGCCCCAACAGCAAAAAAGAAAAGGCCCGTGAGTGCAAACAACCTGTTACAATATGCAACGAACGTGAAGCCCGAGGACGTATAATATGAAAATCGCATTGGTGACAGACACTCATGCAGGGATTCGCGGAGACAGCGACACCTTTGCAGAGTATCAAGAGAGATTCTGGTATGAGCAATTCTTCCCCTATCTGGAAGAGCATGGCATCAAGTCCATCATCCACCTCGGAGATGTGACCGACCGCCGCAAGTGGGTCAGCTATAAGACATTGCATCGCTTCAAGAAGGTCATTGACAAGATGCGTTTCGAGTATGACCTGTCCATTGTTATTGGCAACCATGACACATACTACAAGAATACCAATCGCATCAACTCAATGGATTGTCTGTTTGACAATGGCATTGACGTATACGAGGAAACGTCCGAGGTCACCTTTGATGGCCTGGATGTCCTTATCGTGCCGTGGATTAATTCTGGAAACGAAGACACCACACTCAAACGCATTAAGGCATCAAAGGCATCAGTAGTCTTCGGGCATCTGAATCTTGCCGGGTTCCCGTTTGCAAAAGGTTCGGTATCAATGGACGGCATGAACAGGGGGGTCTTCAAGAAGTTCGATATGGTTTTCTCTGGTCATTTCCATACCCGCTCGCACATGGACAACGTATGGTATTTGGGTTCGCCCTTTGAGCT